AAATCGTCCTTGTCACCAGCATTAGTATTACTATTTTTTACGTCAGGTTCATCAGTTGTTTGAACTACACAACATTTTTTGCTATGTCTCCATAACCCCGAGTTATCCTTATATTGTTTATCGCAATTTTTACATACAAAGTTAGAGCAGAATTTGGGCAGATTTTCATTGAAACCCGTTGCCTTTTTATGTTTTGCTGACAAATTGTGGTCATCATAACTGCTTTTCTTAGACGTTCCATAGTCACAAGTTTTACAATAATATTTGAAGCAGGATTGCGGCAGATTTTCATTGCTAAACATTGCTATATATTATCAATAGAAAATTCTGCTAAACCCTTTTAAATAAAAATAATAAAAAATTATCGTCACAAATTGAAAATTATTTTTTCTGTGACCAGACCATAAATTTCAATTATGGTCACAAAACATGTATTTTGGGGAAAGTATTTTGGCAAAATCGATTTTTGGACATTTTTTTTGTCCATTTTTGAAAATCCCAAAAAACTTTCCAGGGAAAAAACTCGATATTTTCGGTTCTTATGAATGTTTATATTTTGTATATTTTGAAAAGATTAAATTATATTTGTAATGGTTGCAAATAACAACAATTACAAAGTAGACCATATACGGATATATAGTATGGATTACTCCTTCACAAACTTGGTGAAATCCTTTTTGAGCACGGTATATATCCGAACTGCCTCATCAACGCACTCCTTCACGTGCCCCTTAACGGTTGCCCTCTCAACCGGCTCAGTGTATGCCACACGAATAATGCTATGAGTGTCGTGTGGGTGCATCTTTTTAAATCCGCAAAATGTTAGAATATTCTTCTCGTAGAAGTTGGTGTACAACAAATACTCCAGCACCTTGCCAATCGTATAGTCTTCGTTTTCCAAGATTATATCAAAGCAGTTCGACATGGTATTTTCAGAAGTTTTAACCTCCAATTCATCCCGCTCAATAAGCGTTCCCACAGCATTAAAACGATTGATGAGAATTTTACACGCAATATCGAGCAGTTCATAGTTTGTATGCACGCCGACGCTCTGCAGCGCAAAGTCAAAGCTATCCTGTTTATATATGCGCTTCGCTTCAAGCAGTTTCCAGTTGTCCGACTCAAATTTAATATCTTTTTCAGTCTTTCCCTCATCCTTCCATGTCTGACGCTTTCTGGCCAACTCGGCATCCTGTGCAGCAGTATCGCCAGTAAACCCATACGCGCATGTAGACACGGCATTAAAAGTCCCATCCTCCTTTGCAGTTCCAATATCAAACTCGCAGGTGAGATGGATCTTTTCCCCCGGAATTTCATCGGAAATTTTTGGGCGCAATCTCACGAAATCAATAAAGTACCCAGTAGTGTCATCCGGCGGGAAAATCTCTCTCGTCTTGTCTTGAGGCAATAGTTTTCCGGTAACAAGGTCCTTGATAACGAAATTTTCCGTAGTGACAAACATAATAGTATCCGTGTTATTCTCCACGTTAACTTCCATGATATAATTTTTTAGGGGGAACTCAGCAGTATCCTTGATATGAATTGGAATACAACTCAATCGCTGTTTTATAACCTCATTGTTAAGGCGAGTGTGATTGGTAATAATATTGCATTTGTTTCTCTCATTTGGCGTCGTTCTAAAGACTACTAATGGTACATCCGACAACATTACTCGTCTAAGAGCATTCGCCAAACTCATATTTACCCCACTGAGGGTAAATCCAAACGAATTCGCAATTTCAAGAGGCTCGAGGTGTGGGTTCATGGTGCTTAATATTACTTTATATTTAAATTGTAATCTAAATCAATTTTTTTGTAAATGAGTTAAATATTAGTTTGAAATAACTAAGTATAGATTAAGATGAGTTGTATTTTATATTATAGCAAATACTGCGAAGTGTGCAAGAAGTACTTGCAGATTTTGTCAAAGTCGCAAGCTCAAAAAGACATCCATTTTATTTGCATCGACAAGAGAGTTAAGGACGAATCGGGCAAGACCTATATTATTTTAGAAAACGGCCAAAAAATCATTTTGCCGGAAAATGTAAACCGTGTTCCAGCGCTACTTTTGTTGGCGAACGGCTACCAAGTATTGTATGGCGAGCAGATTTTAGAACACTTAAAGCCAAGGCAGGAGGTAGAAGTACGACAGGCGACCCAGAATAATATGGAGCCATCGGCATTCTCATTTGGCGGCGGGTTTAGCAATATTGTGTCGGATCAATACAGCTTTTTGGACCAGGCCCCCGAGGAATTGGAGGCAAAGGGCAACGGCGGAATGCGACAAATGCACAATTATGTAGATTTAAATACTGCATTTAGCGGTCAAATATCGAACCATTCAAGTAACGAGTCGTCTAATACAACGATTCGGGGCGCACAGAAAATGGGAGATGATGCATCCAATCAGATTATGGAAGATAGAATTAAGAAAATGAAGGAGGAGCGAGATGCCGACCTGAGGAAACTGACTGGAAATAAACCGCCAATGAGCTTTTAAAAGGGAAGACCGCCAATGAGCTTTTAAAAGGGAAGACCGCCAATGAGCTTTTAGAGAGAAGACCCCAGAAACCGGCCTAATAGCAAGTTATTTAATATATAATTAAAATAATTTAGAAATAAGAATGTTAATTTATGTAAATGACGAATATTCTTACAGCGTTCAATGACCATTTTGCCGAGTTTGTAAACGATGTACATCTTGTTTTTCCCGAAGATGCCGACATCCTGTCTGCAAAGAATGCGTTGCTGACAATTAGAAAGGCAAACCCCAAGATGATTGTCAAGATTTGGAACAAGTTTATCGTTGGCAAGTATCGTGCTGAAATCGAAGCGGGCAATTTGGGGTTTTTCATGAACAAGGATTATTCGTCTGATCTGGCCAACTCTCAAAATACGGATAAAATCATGGAATCTATTGACAGATTACGCGAGCCCATTAGAAATATGAGCGCAGAGAGCCAGACAAAGGTGATGAAGTACATTCAAAATCTTACCAAGCTCGCCGAGATGTGCGATGCCAACTAATAATTTAATAATCTAATAATCTAATAACCTAACAAACAATAAACAACAAAAACAACAAAAACAACAAAAACAACAAAAACAACACAAATTATTCTATTTCTTTCATATGAGATAGAATAATCAAAAACTTAATATCCTTGCTTAACCAATCGGTGCATTTGACGCAAACGGTCCATCTTCAATAAACTCGCCAGTTAAACTGTACCGCTCAGGATAGTCTGGCATATACGACAATCCGGATGGCTTATACCGCTTATCAAAAAGGCTCTGATCTTCACTAAATTCGGCCCTCCACGTATTTACACCAAAATTTGGCTCGGCGGGTTTAGCGAACATATTGGATGTAATCACAGTTTCTTGCGTCCCGTACCCACTGGTTAGCGGCGAATACCGCGGCGTGACACCCACTGTGAGTTTTCCGGCATCATTGTCGCCGGGGATGCACTCCGGAGCCTTTTTAAGTGGCGGCGAATATGGCTGGCATCCAGGGCAGTCAATATCCGCAGAACACTGCTGACCAGTTATAGAACATCTGGCAGTCGGTCCACAAAAGTTGCTGCAACTATAGGTTGTAGTCAATGGTAGGTCAACTGTATGACTTGTGGCACCCCCAGATTCCTCCTGAATCGGGCCAGGCGAAAAACACTCCATAATATAGGTATTCGACGTCAAGTAGTCAATCCATTTAAATATAGCGACTATCAAAATAAAGGAGGCGATAATCAAGAATAATGTGCTATAGTGTTTTTGAACGGATGCCATAATAATATAAATTGATATTAAAATATTGGTTGCCCGTATATTTTAGTAAAATAACACCCGCGACCCAGTATTTTTATATCATTTAAATATAAGTGTAATGACAGATACAACATCCAATGATGAATCACTTAATGATGCAAAACGGAAGGCCTCGGAGCCGAAACCGCCCCCGGTATTATCAGCGAGCCTGCTAACATTCTCAGGCGTAGTCGCTGCCGTGTTAGTGGCAATATTAGTTTACGTTAGTTGTGGTGGCCTGCTATTATTTGCGTGCAAAGTGGCCGCGGCAAAGATCTTGCCCACTAACATGAAACGTTATCCGTACACTGATATACCGGCAGTTCCGCTTGACAAGTCGACCCAGGACCTATTTTCCGGCGACGATAAACAGACAATAGCGGTGCCACTCGATAGCGATAACGCGAAAAATTTGGCGTTAAATGGACTGTATGCTTATCAAAATAATGCAGATGCGTCATTTATAGGTAACTATTTGTCTTCCATTTGCGACGCAATATTGAACAACAATTACGTTTATATGTCAGCATGTCTAAATGCAATGAATAGTCGTCTAAGTGAATGGGCGATAATATTTTTTGCACCCTTTTTTGTGCCTCTTTTAATAGCGATATTGTTGGTGTACGACCAATTATATCTGCTATATCTTGTATTCGCTAAAATGGGGTGGTTTTTTAAGAGGAATACAAATGAAACGGGACGAGGTGAGCCGGAATGGAAGGACGTAACTGTATCGCAGCCAGTTACCATGTTAGTCTCGCTAACTCTATTGTGGATCTTTATAGTGTTAATAATTGTTTTTACATTTGTGCCGCCATTTGCAATGGCTCCTTATTTGATCACGTCGGCAGGAATCCTCATTTCTATATTAAGCGTACTCTCGTACAAGGCGGTTGGGTCACGTTCTAAAAATATATCAAGTATTGATGTTGTAAAGGATGTGTTTTCGCACTATAAGCAACCTCTTGTATTCATCTATGCAATCGGTGTTATATTGACCGCGTTTTCCGTTATGGGTGCAGTACCAGGAATTGCCGCCATTGCCGCGGTTCTTGCCATGTATTATGGAACGGATGTATTTAACCCTGCACCAATAATACCACTGAAACCAGAAGGATATAGCTTTGAAGGAGGCGGAGCGTCTCTTACCCGCAAACTTAAGCAAATGAGTAAAAGTTTCTCTTCGAAATAAATACTTAAAAACAATGCCTGTTTAAATAGTATCATGGGGAAAAATAAAAACAACAACAACAATGCCAAGAATGCCAATGCAAATTCCAAGTATCCGATGGTAAGTATATGCACGCCAACCTTTAATCGTAGGCCATTTGTACCTGCAATGATTAAATGCTTTGAAACCCAAACATACCCGAAGGACAGAATGGAATGGATTATCATTGACGATGGCACGGATAAAATCGAAGATTTGGTTACACATATTCCGCAGGTAAAGTATTTTAAATATGCCGACAAAATGACGCTGGGCAAGAAGCGAAACCTGTTAAACGAAAAGTCAACAGGTGATATTTTGGTGTATATGGACGACGACGATTATTACCCGCCGGATAGGGTCAGTCATGCGGTTGAAATGTTGATGGGGTCGCCTAAGGCGTTGTGCGCAGGATCAAGCGCCATGTTCATATATTTCAAGCACATTAATAAAATGCTGCAATTTGGCCCATATGGACCGAATCATGCCACCGCAGCAACGTTCGCCTTTAAGCGCGCGCTCCTTTCCACTACCCGATTTGACGAGTCATCCTCTGTTGCAGAAGAGAAGAAATTTCTGAAAGACTACACAGTCCCGTTTGTTCAGTTGGACCCGAAGAAATCTATCCTCGTGTTTTCCCATAATCACAACTCATTTGACAAGAAGGAGCTGCTGAAACATGGGCCCAACCCGACAATTCATGAAACGACAGTAACCCCGGCCGAGTTGGTAAAGGATGTTGGGATCTTAAAGTTTTTTATGGAGGACATTGACCCGCTATTGGATGCATACGAACCAGGTAGACCAGAACACAAACCCGACGTTACAAAACAGTTGACGGAACTCAGGGCACAGAGAGAAAAGATGATGGCAGAACAAGCAAAAAAACAGGCGGAGTACCAGGAGACAATGAACAAGCTGCAAATTGCGAACAATCCGGCTGCTATACAAAACAAGCTGAACGAAATGAGCGGGATCATTCAACATCTTACGGCAGAAAACGGCAAACTCACGGATAAAGTCAAATATCTGGAGGACAAAATGAAGCAGCTTATCAACGAGCGCATACAGGAAAGAATGAAGGAGCGACAGGCAACAAAACCATCTGCTCCCTAATTGCTAAACGCTAAAACGCTTAACCACCAAATATACTTAAAGATATTTTCAGTATATTTAGTATCATTAAACAATGGACGAGTACTTGGCATCATTACGAGATCTGGAGGTGATTAACGAAACGTTAATGGACGCTAAAACCGAAGACGTAGGGTTTAACGTAATTAGCCAGCGTGATTCACGCGGAGGAAAGATAAAAAAGATGGAAATGTATACCTCATCCGGTATTGGTAGCAATATTCGAGACGCAGAAACTGGACAATATTACGACGAAAAGGTAGGATCAAAAGACGAAGCACTATATTTTAAGATATCGCTCTCAACTGGCGAGTGCACGAGTAGCAATAACTCATCTGCAATGTATTTCCAGTCTCCAGCCCACTACATGTCATGTATGAAGACCAATGTAAGCCCTGCAACCATTACGCGATGGGAGGCTCGCCGCGCCGTGAGAATTGCCGAACTCAAAAAACCCAAGCCAACCGTGCGAGGATCTCAAATTACTGTTATTGAGTAAATGATGCACTATAAATAAATCTATATGTAAATATACGCCAAGTATGGTATATTTACATTCCTTTCCTTTCCTTTCCTTTCTTTTCTTTTCTTTAATGAACTACTCTTCATCAACCTCAAAATCGTCGTCATCTTCTTCAAATTCTTTGTCGGCAGTGCCGGCTGCATTTTCCCTAATATATTTTTCAATATACCGGTAAATGCGGTTTACGTCAAGTTTGCCGATTTCGTAGTTTTCAAGTAACCCACAAATTTCACTGTCCTCGTAATTATTTCTGAGGTCAATGAAAAACCCAAATAGGTCTCTCTTATCCATACCCAAACGCTGGCACAATTTCTGTATAAAAAGTGAGTTATTATATTCAGTGGAATACTTTGTCAGCACCTTGGTAAATCTAACCTCTGTCGGGTTATAGTTCTGCTTCTTTTGGAAGTGTTCGTGATACATCTTATTGTTCTTCAACGTCTTAATAAGCGAACTCATTTCATTGAATTGCCATATTTGCTTTTGGAATGTGATCCGGTCAATGTAATCGGCAAAACAAATGTTATCCAGCTGTTTAACATAAAACGGAATAGACTCCTTCTTGTCCATCTTTTCAAGCACGTCAATAATATTTTCATGCCACAAAAGTCCAACGCTCGTTCTGTCCGTTTCATTCATAATATGATTATGCTCATTAATCCCGTAATAATTATTAATCAATTTATTTGTAATTTTCTTGGTAT